ACCGTGGGTGGTGTTATCACTGGTTCAAGCGCCAGTGTAACAGGTACAGTAACAGCAGCCTCAACAGTGGGTGGTGTGATTACCGGTTCAAGCGCAAGTCTAAGTGGCAACGTCAACAGTGCCAACCTTGTACTGTCGTCGGGCTTTATTGACGGTCCAGCCGCAGGCAGGATTACCATCAATGGCTCAGACATTGACACAGACTTTGCAGTGGATGGTGACACCTTGGCCAACGTGTTCTATGTGGATGCTGGCACAGGTACAGCCAGTTTTGGTGCCAGCACACAGGTCACCAATGCCATAGTGAACTTTGCCACTGCCACCTCAATCAAAGTTCCGGTAGGTAATACTGGACAACGCCCGGGTACAGGTGTTACCGGTATGGTTCGCTTCAACACAACCAATAACAATTTGGAACTGTATGACAATAGTGCGTGGACCGCAGTTGGTGTGCCCAGCTTTACAGTCATAGCCGACCAACAGTTTGCTGGCGACGGACTCACAGTGGCGTTTACACTGAGCTCTACACAAACAACCAATAGCTGTATCGTGTCTATCAACGGTGTGGTACAGATTCCGACCCTGGCCTACTCTGTGGCAGGTACCAACCCAACTTGTGTGCTCACATTCACAGAAGCTCCAGCTTCGGGTGACGTGATCGATGTTCGCCAAATCACCACAACTACAACAGTTACCGCTATCTCAAACAGCTCAGGTAATGCTGTAGTAGCAGTAAGTGATACCAGTGCAACAACAATCATCACCGGTGATTTAGAAGTCACAGGTAATGCTACTATCCTTGGTAACATTGCAACTAATCAAATCAATAATGGTTCCTCGGCTGTACAGATTCCAACACCTAACGGCAACGTTGTTGTTGATGTAAACGGAGTCGACAACGTTTATACCTTTGGTCAGTTTAACATGTTAGCAGCAGCTAACATTGCGCCAACTGCTAACGTCACATACGATTTAGGTACTTCCACAAGACGCTGGAAAGATTTGTATTTGGCCAACAGCACCATATACTTGGGCAATGCTCAAATCAGTGCCAATGCCACAGCAATCGTGCTGACCAACCCAGCAGGTGGACAAACTGTGTTGTCTGGTGCAACCACATCATCAAGTGTTGCTGGTAACATCACAGGCGGTAATATCTTAACAGGCGGCATTATAAGTGCCACTGGCGCTATCACAGGTGCAAACATCACTGGTGCTAATATCCTGACAGGTGGATTGATCAGTGCCACTGGCAACGTGTCTGGTGGCAATTTGAATGTCACAGGCAACATTGTTGATACTGGTGCACTAAGCATTATTACCGGCAGCAACGGAAACATTGCTCTTGTACCAAACGGCACAGGTATCGTAACAGTCAGCACACAGGTCAGCTCTACAGGCAACGTCACTGGCGGTAACATTTTAACTGCTGGATCTATAAGCGCCACTGGAAACTTGACTGCCAACAGCCTGTTCAGCAACGGCCAAGTAAGTTCTGTTGGTAATGTGTTTGCTCCAAACGTGGATGTCAGCACAGGAACTATATTCTGCGGCAACATTGTCAATCAGAACGCCAATGCGGTAGGCAACATTGGTAGCTCTGCCAAATACTTCAACACCATATTTGCCAAAGCAACATCAGCACAATACGCTGACTTGGCAGAGAAATATGCTGCCGACGCAGACTATGCTCCTGGCACCGTGTTGGTATTTGGCGGCACCAAAGAAGTCACGATCAGTACTGTGGCCAGCGATGCTCGAGTAGCAGGTGTAGTTAGTACCAATCCAAGCTACAGAATGAACGACGGTTTGGTCAGCGAGCACACAGCTATGGTAGCACTGACAGGTCGTGTTCCAACCAGTGTTACAGGAACAGTGCGCAAAGGCGACATGATGGTGTCAGCTGGAAACGGCGTGGCCATGGCATCAAGCGCACCTGCAGTTGGCACAGTGATTGGTAAAGCACTGGAAGACAGCGAAGGCGATGCAGTGATAGAAGTCGTGGTTGGTCGCGTGTAATACACGCAATCCTTAGAAAAATAAGGCTCCTTGTGGGCCTTATTTTTTGGCTAAATATTGGATATTAATGGAACAACCATGGGCTTAACCAAACCGCGTGCCGCGCAGATATTCAATTTAGATTACAAACAAAGTACTCGGGTGGTGACAATTACCAACATCAACTTGAGCGGCGGCGCACCCAACAGTGTTGACGGAGTAAATCTCAGCCTAGGCGATCGTGTCCTGGTTATTGGACAAACCATCGGTAGCCAAAACGGACTTTACCAAGTGACCACACTGGGTTCCGGATCAAACGGCACCTGGGCCAGAACCAGCGACGGTAACGAAAACGGTGAAATTGAAGCCGGCATGATTGTCATGGTAACTGAAGGTACCATATACGCAGATACCCAGTGGAAACTGATCACCGACGATCCAATCACAATCGGTTCAACCGCATTGGTTTACACACAAAACTATTTGGCCAACTCGGTCAGCAGCGGCACATCGAATGTTGTGGTTGGTAGCAACGCCAATGTGACCATCAGTTCGGCTGGCACAGCCAATGTGTTGACTGTAAGTTCAACCGGCACAGTTACTACCGGAACAGGATCAGTCACTGGCAACATCACTGGTGGTAACCTATTGACCAGTGGCCTGGTGTCGGCCACAGGAAACATCACTGCCAACTATTTTTTGGGCAACGTGGCCTGTGCTTCGGGCATATTCTCATCTAGAATATTTAACGGTACTAGTGAAGCCAACATTGGAGCAAGCGGTGGCAATGCCAATATCAGCATAGGTGGCACATCAAATGTGGCAGTGTTTGCCACAACAGGACAATTTGTAACAGGCTTAATCAGTGTCACTGGCAACGTGCAAGCTGGCAATGTTAGAACAGCCGGAACTGTCAGTGCCACTGGCAACGTTGATGCGGGTAATATTAGAACTGCGGGATTAGTTAGTGCAACAGGATCAATTACAGGAGCCAGCGTAGTTGGTGGTGTAATGACCGGAACGTCATTGAGTGTTTCTGGTGGAGTCACTGCTGCTAGTGTGGCAGGTGGAGTTATAACTGGTTCAAGTGCTAGCCTAAGTGGCAACGTTACAGGTGGCAACATATTAACAGTTGGCCTGATTAGTTCTACAGGTAACATCACATCGGCAGCCAATATCAGTGGTGGAAATGCCAATATTACAACGCAGATCAACACAACCAGTGTCAGCGCCAGTGGAAATATTAGGACTGCAGGAACCATAAGTGCTACTAGTTCTGTTACAGCTGCTTCTACAATTGGTGGAGTGATCACAGGAAGTTCGGTATCAGTAACAGGCACAGTCACTGCTGCCTCTACTGTAGGTGGTGTGATCACAGGTAGCAGTGTCAGTGTTACTGGCACAGCAACAGCGGCATCAACTGTGGGTGGTGTGATCACAGGATCAAGTGCAAGTTTAAGTGGCAATGTCACTGGTGGTAATATCAGTGTAGTTGGCAACGTGGTAACTGGTAATATTTTAACCAACGGATACTACTATGCCAACGGTGTAGTATTTGGAGGTGGTGGAGGCGGAACTCCGGGCGGTGCCAACACACAAATTCAGTTCAACGACAATGGTGCATTTGGTGGCAACGGACAGTTTGTTTATAACAAAGTAACCAACATCGTAACTGCTGGCGCATTTGCCGGCAACACAAACGGAACTGGTCAAAATTTCCAAGTCGGGGACGACGCCTGGATTGGAGACATCAATGTTGCTGACACCGTTGGACTCAAAGGTCAGCAAAATGGTGCCAACGGTTACATTGTGTTTGGTAACAGTGATTCCACGGGTAGACTTGGTCGTGCTGGCACAGGCCCATTAACTTATGCTGGATCGTTTAGTATAACTGGAACAGTAACTGGCGCAAGTGTGGTTGGTGGTGTAATGACCGGCACCAGTTTGAGTGTTAGTGGAAACGTGTCTGGCGGTAATCTTATTGTGACGGGAAATATTGTTGACACAGGTGCTTTGTCTATTATTACCGGTAGTAACGGTAACATTGCACTGACACCCAACGGTACAGGTATTGTTACAGCTTCAAGTTCTATCAGCACCTCGGGCAACATCACTGCCGCTGCTGTGTTCAGTAATGGTCAAATTAGTTCCACTGGCAATGTGTTTGCACCCAATGTGGATGTCAGCACAGGAACAGTGTTTTGTGGCAACATAGTCAACAACAACGCCAATGCAGTGGGCAATATTGGCAGTTCGGCCAAATATTTCAACACGGTGTTTGCCAAAGCCACCTGTGCTCAATATGCCGACTTGGCTGAAATGTACTTGGCCGATGCAGACTATGCTCCGGGCACTGTGGTTGAATTTGGCGGCACAACCGAAATCACACAGAGCACAAGCAGTCATAGCACGCAAGTGGCCGGTATCATATCTACCAACCCCAGCTATCTCATGAATGCCACTATCAATGGTAGCTTGGCATTGCCGGTGGCCTTGGTAGGACGTGTGCCTTGCCAGGTAGTAGGAACCATATCCAAAGGTGACAGACTGGTGGCCAGTGATATTCCTGGAGTAGCCACAGCCTTGGACGTTACCAAATATCAACCGGCCTGCATAGTAGGCAAGTCTCTAGAAAATTACGACAGCACAGAAGTTGGCGTCATAGAAGTCGCAGTGGGAAGGACCTGATGCAAGCCCGATATCGCACAGACTATGCCGGTGAATTTGTTGTGGTGGATTCCCGCTGGGCGGATGGGCGCAAAAACGAAACACGTGAGTGGATTCCAAACCCCATTGAAAATCATCACATATCCGGTCGTGCAGCCTGTATAGGCAGCAACTTTGACAAGTCGCAGTTTGACTACACTATACTACAACGTCACCGTGGCGGACTATTGGGTTCACTGAAGTTGCAGACCTACGGTGTTGGAGAAATCTCACAAGAAATGCGACTGGACTTTGTGGCAGAAACCAATCGACCCAAACTCAACAAAATCCTGGCGACCGATTATCAACAAGACAACATCGTTTACACCTCTGCACACAACTGTATCGCCTATCCTGGACAGTTTTATCTGATACCGCACAGGCCTCACATACTAGATATTGCTACCATAGTGTATCTGGCCGCGTTTGATGGGCATAAAGAAATATTTTTATTGGGTTATAATGACGAAACACCAGTGGAGCATCCTACCTGGATGGATCAGGTGGCCGAAGTGTTTGTGGCTTACTCGGGCACTCAATTTTGGTTGATTGGAGAATCAACACGCATGCCAGATGTCTGGGCCAACTGTGCCAACGTCAGGATCATGGACTACAGAGATTTTATTGGTTATTGTGACGTTTGAATCGAAGATTCAATCACATTGATTTTGTTTTGCACAGCTTCAAAATTCACAGTAGACCATAGGCCCGGGTGCATGGGCTTGGGCCAAGTTCCAGAATCTATCCAAGCATAACCCAAATGCTCGTCGTTGAGATCGGGTCGGAACTCTTGACCAATGGTGCAAAAAAATGTGTGATATTCAAATCCTGAGTCAGGAGTGGTAAACTTTTCTAAAGGAATCAAGCGATGGTATTCGGGCATTGATCCCAGCTCCTCGCAACACTCTCTGTGTATGGTATCTATTAAAGTTTCGCCGGCTTCAACTCTACCGCCGGGCAGGCCCCAACTGGCTGGATGACGTGGATCGTTGCGCATGAGATACAGATAGCGATGTGTGGCTACACTGTAGAACCAGACTCCTACTGCTTTTACAGTACTAGACTCCATGTGCCTCCAGGATAAAGACCTTGATAGCTCTTGACCCAGGTAGTGCCAGTCCATTTGTACTGTATCTCTGTGGTGATATTTGTGACATACTGTATATTATCTGGACTTGAGGTCGAGTCAAAAGAAACTTGCCAGCGTGTGCCGTCGTATTCTACAATGTCATTGGCATTGGCCACCAATGGCTGTCCGTTGATGCCTTCCCAAGCGTCGGGATTGGTCATGCCCGGATTGTCAAAACTGCCAGTGGCCTGCGTGAACAAATAACGCTGACCTGTTGCGGCCGCCGGCAAACCTGTGCCTGGTCCGCTGATCAATGGATCTATCACAGCCGTGACCGGAGTCAAAGTATTGGCTGGCGCTGTGGCCGGGTCCAAAGTAAACAACAAGAATCTATCGTCGGTGGGATCAAAGGCCACAGTACCGATCACTTCCGTGCCATCGGGCTGTTCCAGGGCCACATAACTGATGCCTGGTCTCAGAGTTCCGTACAAGTTGACCACGCTTTGCCACAATAGATTGCTGGGCGGTGAGTCTGCTGGTGTAAGGCTGGTATTGGGTTCATCTATGACCTGTTGTGTGCGTAAGGCCTGCAGTTTCCCGTCAATCAACAGGACCTGATAGCCATATGGTGTGAATTTTTGTCTTGTGCCCAGTAACAAATCGCTGTTGGTCAAGCTGTTGACAAGATCGCCTTGTGCGTCGTGTATGCTGGCAATGATGCGTTCAATCACGCCCAGTTTCTTGACCTTGGCTGGCGGAGTGATCCACATGGGCAAACGGAACGTCAGGGTGGCTATGTCTATGGGATTTTCAGCGTTGACCGGTATGGTCCGGCTGCTGTAGCGAACATCTTCGAGATACAGCACACTCAAACTAGTCCAGTCCAGGTAATTGTCAGTGCTTTGGATTTCCAAGCTGGGATTAAACAAGGTCAGGATCTGTTCCAACAGTTGCCATTTTTGATTGGTGTTACTGGTCCAGATGTCCAAGGCCACACGCATTTCAAACGGCACAGGCATCTGACGCTCTATGGTAAAAGCATTGCCTTGTGTGGTTTCGTAGGTGTCGGTATCAGTGTCATAGGTGCGTTGACGCACTGCGATCCTGTCCACAAAGTAAGGTTCCTGCATGCGTGGCCGATCATACTTCAATTCTGTAATGTAGAATGTCATCAACGGAGTTGACGGCATGTCATTGGCGCTGTTGTTTTGTATGATGGTCTGTGCTTGTCGGCTGGCATCTCCGTAGCGCACAGGAACACGAACCAGGGTATCTATGTCTGCGTCAGGACCATTCAATGGCGCAAATTGATTGGGCCCGTATTCCACATCAAAGTTTGAGAATATCCTAGCAAACTGCAACAAGAAGCGTCGTATTTGTTGATCGTAAAAAAATTGTGCCATTATCTTCCTGGAGGTCTTGGGTTGGGCGGCATGATGTTACCGCCCTGGTCACCGTTGTCGGCTCTGATTTCTAATATCTTGCTGAGACTCTGGCGGCTTGGAATATTGCCAACGTCGGTGGTGGGCACAGTGTAGGTGTTGTTAACGAAGCTGGCTCTTTGTGTCAATGCAGTTGCAGCATAGTCTAGATCGGTTCTGACATTGTCTGAAATGGCCAACCAAGCCCGGCCGTCGTAGCGGAACAAGCGATTGGGGAAATAGTCCAATCTCAAACAGTAATCGCCCAGAACCGGAGTAGGAGGAAATTGCACACCGGGGGTCACAGGCAGTCCATTTGGTGCGTGGGTTGATCCGGTAAGATAGCCTTGAACATAACCAAAGCCATTGGGTGTGATGCCTTCGCCGGTGGCTGTGCTGTCCACTGTGGGATTAGTATCATCGGCTGTGAGTCCTGCGCTGCCGGGTTCTCTGTTAGGTCCTGTGGGCAAGATATAAAATTTAACATTGTCATATCCGCTGTCGGGCACTTCTTCATAGGCCTGCGTGAGTATGGCATCGTTGATGGCCAGATCTTTGGGTCTTGTACTTTGTTTGTCACCCACAGTGTTGGGAGTGACCACTTGCCAGTAAGCAGTGTTTGTTATGTCTGTGCCAGGCGGAACATTTTGTATAGCCCGGTAATAAGTACCACCGTTGTTGACGATCTCGTTGCCAGGATAAAAGTTGCCAGGATCCCAGATGTTTTCTGGCATGAATGGCTCGTTGACGATTTGGCTATATTCCTGCGCATTGACCATGGGCGTGGCCTTGATGCGCCACAGGTGTGGTTGCCAGGTCTGGCTGAAACCTTCACTGGCATAGTTGGCATCTTGTATCACATAGTATCTGGCCAAGCTCTTGACCAAGGTAGTATCAAGAGGATGGTAATCTCGCAAATTGGGCACTTCGATCACGTCACCACTCATGAGCTTGCGACCAAATGTGTCAATCATGTCATTGTAGTGGAAAGTTATAAACAAGGTATCACCGTTCAAGAACAGTCCAAACTGTGTGAGATCAAAGTCTATGTCTTGTGTTCTATAAACACCACGCATGACAAACACGTCCGGGGCATACACTCGATCACGATTTTCCAACAGCAATAGATCTTGTATGAACAAGGGATCAGTCGACGTGTAGCTGGGCAGTGTGGTATCGTTGTTTCCGTTGTCGTTGTTTGGTGTGTTGGCCAACTGTGGTCCAAGATATTTGTGGACGTAAATATCGATTCCGCCCACAGTGAACATTTCGCTGATGTTGCGGTCAAGATACTGATAATCGGCTGTTCTGTTAGGGCGATAAAGGCTTAGGCGTGGCATAGTCGAGTATTTATGGGTAGAATTGACCAAAAAGTCAAAACCTGGTATAATTACTGATATGGATGAACTAATGGATCGCTTGGACAAGATCGAACGTGCGATCCCACAGATCAAAAACAAAGTGGCCCGGCGAGATCTCATGAAAATGCTACGCAATATCGACGTCGCTGTAAACGCTGTCAGCCGCGAAAGCGTGGAGTGCCGTAGACTGCACAAGGAAACGGGCTACTATCGAGATCTGGTCAAAAAAGCCGAAGATCTAATCAAAAATCTGGAACAACACCTAACATTTGCGGCCCTGCTAAACGGTTGACCAAAAAAGAGTTTGGTGCTATAATAATACTTTACACTTAGGAGAGCCCATGAACGCACGAGCCGCAACTGTGATCAAGCCCTTGAATCCCAAAGGCGCAGAAACCAAATATATTGGACACGAGCCTGACTGGAAGTTTCAACCGGAAGAATCCAACCGCATCAGTGCATTCAGCAAGGCCTTTGCCTGGTACAACTATCACTATGGCAAAAAAGATGCCAAAGACATGTTGTGCCAATACTTGGAAATCAATCACAGACCCAAAGACGCCAAACTCATGCGTGGCATTCCAGACAGCCAGATCCGTCTGACTCCGGCTTGGGTTGCCAGGATGACCCTGATGGGCCTGCAACTCAATGAGCATGAACAGTGCATCGTTGACGAGCAAATTGCCGGCATGCTCAAGATCAAACAAGAAAAGAAACGCGACAAGGACGAAGTGGCGGCCGAATCTGCTGTGGCCAAACTGACCATACAAGATCACCTGCGTGAAAAGGTGTCGGAGTGTGCGGGTGAACTGGAAGGCATGTTTGATGATTTTATTGCGGCCGGTGCCAAGATGAGTGCCGACTGGAAACCCATTGCACAGATCCGTGGCATGAACATCAGTCCCAACATGGTGGGCACTATCGCTGATGTGTGGAAAAAGAAATTGGCCGAATTTGAAGAAGTGTTGGAAGGTAACGATCCTGACCTAGTGGAAGGCTACAGCTACCTCAACAAAAATCAGATCAAGCAGTGCGTCAAGTTCATTGAACAGGTCATTGCCGACTGTGGCAACTATGTGCAAATCAAGAAAGTGGAACGCAAGCCCAGAGCCAAGAAGGCAGTGAGCCCAGAAAAGTTAAGCAGCAAGTTCAAGTACCTAAAAGAATTTGCCGAGCTCAAACTGACCAGCATCGCGCCTGCACAGTTGGTCAATGCCAGCGAAGCCTGGTTATATGACACCAAAAAACGCAAATTGATCCACATCATGGCCGACAGCCACCTGGGAACATTCAGTGTCAAAGGATCGGCTGTGGTAGGATTTGATACCACCCTGACTGTGCAGAAAACTTTACGAAAACCCGCAGAGCAACTCAAAGAGCTACTGACAGGCGGCAAGCCGGCGGCTCGTAAGGTATTCAAAGATATCAAGGCCACAGAAACCAAGTTCAATGGACGTGGTAACGAAAACTTGATTATCCTCAAGAGCTGGTAACACTCGTGCAAGACATCCGTGTCACAGACTACTTAACATGGGAATACTCAACCGACCCTGACATACAGTATCTTTCATGTCCTGCTCCTGAGCCCATGCGTAATCACATGCCCAACTGGTTCAAAAATCTCAAAGCTAAAAAACCAGAGATAGTGCTAGGCGACGGTTCCGGAAAGCCGTTTGCTGAAAATCAAACTGTGAGAAATTGTCTAGGCTTTCGCGGGTTGGCCACTGTGGGGTTCACTATTCCTTTGCCAGAAACCCTGGATGGATATGACACTTATTTCAGTCGCGGTAGGTTGCATCCAGAAATGTTATCGGGCACTCAGTGGGCCAACCAAGGAGAAAAGCCTTGGACAGAAGATGATTATAGCTTGTATGAGTATAGGATCAGGCTGTTACACTGGCCCTGGCGAGCCAAGATGAGTCCGGGTTGGCGCTTGTTGATCTTGCCTTATCTATTGGATTGGAGCACTGACTGGAATGAATTTGCAGGTGCAGTAGAACCCAACTACGATATTTGTTTTGGTACCAGTGTAGGAGTTGGATTGAAATGGACCCAACCCATTGATCCTGCATTCAACTACTACAATCTTGAAACTGTGATTGCATACAAACGCAGTGCTACAATACCCCAAGGAACCTTGACATTTTGTGCGGTGCCCTTGTATGATCCTGCACTATTGACCAAACAACTCGAAGGCAACTAAATACAGGGAACACGGAGTTCCCCTTATGGCCTTAGAAAATCAATCCAGCACAGAAACCTTAAAACAACAGTTATTTGATTATGTTGGCCTACAACTGGGCCGTCAGATCATTTATCTTGAGCTGGATGCCGAACACTACGAAGCTGCATATCAACGTACCATAGGTGTTTATCGTCAACGGGCACAAAATGCCTATGAAGAAAGTTACAGCTTTTTGGAACTAGTGACCAATGTCAACATCTATGACTTGCCACAAGAAGTCATAACTGTGCGCCAGATCTTCCGCAGGACATTTGGCGACAGCACAGGTCCATTTGCAAGTAACTTTGATCCATTCAGCCAGGCCAGTTTGAATGTTTACTTGATGAACTTCAACGTGGCCGGTGGTCTTGCTACCTATGATTTCTATTCACAGTATGTGGAACAAGCCGGTCGCATGTTTGGCGCCTACATGAACTACACCTGGAATCCTGTGACCAAGAAACTGCAACTGATACGTGACCCTAAAGGCACTGGAGAGAATGTGTTGCTTTGGACATACAATCTCAAACCCGAGTTTAATCTTTTGAGCGATTTTCAAATCAGCCAGTGGATTCGTGACTACATGGTAGCCAACT